AACAATTTACCCAAGCCACTAGCCTTTTTTCTTAAAGGCTGGCTATTTGGCTTAGAGGACGCCTGGATCGCCGCTAAGGCCTCTTCTGCTGTTGAGAAGGGGATTGCACCTATTAGACCTCCAGAGCCTGTTGTAGAGCCTCCTAGGTATCACTCAGAGCCTTCTGAAGTTGATGGTCTAGATATTATCGAATACACCTATGAATTTACAAGAACTAGACCAGAAGATCAGGAGTGATTTTAAAGCCTTCCTAACTCTGGTTTGGCGTGAGCTTGATCTCCCTAAACCTACAAGAGCTCAACTCTCTATCGCTGATTATCTCCAGCACGGACCAAAGCGACTCCAGATCTCTGCTTTCCGTGGAGTCGGTAAAAGCTGGATCACAGCTGCGTTCGTGTTGTGGGTTCTATATAACGACCCAGATAAAAAGATTATGGTTATATCTGCATCTAAAGAACGTGCAGATAACTTCTCCATCTTCTGTCAAAAACTAATTCTTGATATCTCATGGCTAGGCCATCTTGGTCCAAAAGACAGCGACCAACGGTGGAGCCGGATCTCTTTCGATGTTGGGCCTGCAAAACCCCACCAAGCACCGAGTGTAAAGAGTGTAGGTATTACGGGTCAGATGACTGGCTCCCGCGCCCACTTAATGATCTTTGATGACGTCGAAGTGCCCGCAAACTCTGCAACTGATATGCAACGAGAGAAGTTGTTGCAGTTGGTTACTGAATCCGAATCCATTCTAACGCCTGATGAAGACTCCCGAATCTTGTTCCTTGGGACACCACAATCGACTTTCACAATCTATCGAAAGCTGGCGGAAAGATCCTATCGCCCTTTCGTCTGGCCGGCACGTTACCCCCGAGATCTCTCTAAGTATGAGGGACTACTCGCACCGCAGTTGGTCGAAGACCTTGAGGGAGGAGCGGATCCCTGGGCACCTACAGATACGCGCTTCAATGACCTAGACCTCATGGAGCGCGAAAGCGCTATGGGTAAGTCGAACTTCATGTTGCAGTTCATGCTTGATACGAGCATGTCTGATGCTGAGAAGTTCCCTCTCAAGTTCCAAGATCTAATTAACACACCCCTAGGTGAAGAATGTGCCGAGCGTTATGCCTGGTCTGCTGATCCTAGATACATGCTCAAACACCTAAACCCCGTAGGACTGCCCGGAGATCGCTTCTACGGGCCGATGTTCATTGATGAGGGTGTTTGTGAATATAACGAGACAATCGTCTCTGTAGACCCTTCTGGACGTGGTAGTGATGAAACTGTCGCCGTTGTGCTCTCAAGTGCTAATGGTTACGTGTTTGTCCGTGATATGCGGGCTTTCCGTGACGGGTATTCTGATAGCACCCTATCTAGCATTGTCCGACTCGGCAAGAAGTATCGGGCATCTCGTCTCCTCATCGAATCCAACTTCGGTGATGGAATGATCTGCGAACTCTTCAATAGACACATCCAACAGATGGGTGCTGCTTTCTCTACTGAAGAAGTTCGTGCAACCGTTCGAAAAGAAGAACGCATCATCGAAACACTAGAGCCGGTGATGAATCAACACAAACTTATTATTGACCCTAAGGTCTGGGAATATGACTATGCCTCCAATCCTGATGCACCTCCTGAAAAGAGACTGGAGTACATGCTCGGATATCAAATGTCCCGCATGTGCAGAGAAAAGGGTGCTGTTAAACACGATGACCGAATTGACGCCCTTAGTCAAGGAGTACAGTGGTTTATCGATAGCCTTGCTCAAAGTGCTCACAAAGCACAAGCAATGAGGAAACACGAAGAGTGGAAGGCAATGATGGAAGCCTTCGAAAATGACCCACACAGAGCCACAGATGCACTAGCACTGGGTTACAGCTTCAAATCCTTGAAAAGCACTGGTAGCTCTAAGGTTTGGGACTGGTAATCAAAAGTGGGCCCAATTAAGCAAGAGAAGTGGTGCTCTCTTGTGTGGATATGCGGTGAGATTGGAGGGATCTAGTTAGCTGTCATTACGGCGCTAGCCCTCCTCTCGCTTAAACACATCACCAAGAATTAAATCAAGAACATCAAGGTTGTGACACCTGAGGATTGACGACTGGTCCTCGAAACACAGATGTATCACTGTAAATAGTACACCAAGTAGTACACCCCAGTCGGTCTCTCGTCGACAAGACGAGGAAGCCCGCAGGGGTGAATCGGCGAGTCCCAGAGACATGGTGAAGTGATCACATACACATCACATCACAAACCATCTAATACATATCCATAATAGTATTACTACTATGAAACCTAAACCCTTTCCAGGTAATGGTAGAGGTTTATGTGTTGAGTATATGAGGATGAGAGAAGGTCCTAGTTACTTTACTTTCTACTATAAGAACTCATCACGAATAGTTAGCGCTGCAGATCCAAAAGATGTTTGGAGATGTATGGGCGTAGCTAAATACACCGATACCGCTAAGGCTCTTAAAGAATGGGCTGTGGAGATGGTTAATTCCAGTCTCCCAAAACCTGAACCTGTTCCTGATACATCATTCGCATCAGATGTAGAGGAACCAAATGACAACACGAAGATGATCACATGACTGATGATCGTAAACAACGCCTTCAGGCAGCTCTAGAAGCCGCTAGAAAGGCTAAGAATCCTGTGTTAGTTAGATCTATTCAGGCTGCTTTGAAAGGAGAGGAGATAGACCCTTTTGAGGGGATGTCCATCCATCCTGAGGTAGACCACCTTTGGAAGTTCGGCACGGGTTACACTGAGTAGACCTAGCCCTCGCAAACTTCTGGGGTATAGGTATCAGCTTTCCGCAGTACTTACAGGGGAGAGTTTTCATCGGAGTATTTTGACAAAAATCTCTGAAGCCATATCGTAATACGAGAGGCCGCCACTACCCCCCGTGGCCCCCCTCCCCATCAGAATCCAGGCCACCCCCTCCCCTTTTGCCTGCCCAGCCGGCCAGACCCCTTGCAATGACTGGGGCCTCATTAGTTGTTAGATCTAGCGAGCCCAGCCATTCTCAATAACAGCGCCAGTATTCTCAGCAATGGGTTGGGTAGTACGGCTGTTCTTGTTTATATGTTTGTTGTGATCTGTGCGTTATTGACACGGATGCGTAACGGATACGTTCACCTACTGAATACCTATGACCAAGCCAAGCCCAAGCAAAGAAGCTCTGTACAAACGAAACATCCAACGCTCACTGCGCGAGATGTACACATGGATGGAGAAGGTGGGAGCCTGCATCCCCGAACACATCGACGAGGACGACCTGACCCACGAGATGAAGGAAGCCTGCAACATCATCACCGCCATCGAAGAGGAATGGATCGTCGACCCTGAGCAACGAGCTGAGCTGTCGATGCTGAAGTGGGATGAAGAAGAGGCATGATCATCAGCACCGCAGCCCTGATGGCTGTGATGTCTGGTGTGATTACTCAATACCCATCACCTGCTCATGATGCATGGGACATCAGCTGCCAGGTTGGCCGTCCCGTGTATGCATTGCATAGCGGATCACTCATCACGCGCAAACACCACGGCCTAGGCAACATCATCACCATCAACGGCACAGCCCTCAGTAGTACATACGCTCACCTCCACACCACAACACCTAATAGGTATGTGACCAAGGGTGAGCTGATTGGCACGTGCGGGAACACCGGAGCATGGACCACTGGCCCTCACCTCCATCTCGAAGTCTCAGGAATCTTTCAGACTTGATCACTTGCACTCAGCCAACTGATCGGCAATGATACGGACATCAGCAACCCACACCAACTGATGACCACTTCCACTCAGGCAACCACCTTCAACGGCTGGACCAACTACGAGACCTGGAACGTCGCCCTGTACATCCAGAACGAGTTTTATCTCTATCAACTGGCTCAGGGCTGTGACACCTACCAAGACTTCGTAAACCTGATGACCGAGTCCGAGCAATTCATCACACCCGATGGCGTTTCCTGGACTCACCCCACACTTGATACTGAAGAGCTTGACGAGCTGATCGCCGAACTCTGACCTATCAGTTCCATACAGCACATCCACCAACCACACCAACCATGACCTACGAAGAATCCTTCCTCTCCACCTGTGACGCTGAAGGCAAGGCACCAGCCTGGGCCATCAAGCAGATCTTTGAGGAGCACGGATCTGATCTCGACGAGTTCATCGGACTAGCCACACCCCAGGAATGGGACGACGGCCAGACCATCCTCCACTGGCTGGGATACTGATTCCACCCAACCAACCCAACATCACAGGCCCGCCACAAGGTGGGTCTTTTTTTATGCCAGCCATCATCTATGCACTCGCCCTACTAGCAGCGATCTACGCCCTCCCAGTAGAGGCAACCCCAACCAAGTGTGAGTTCATTGCTGTCGAACTATTCGAGGCAGTGGACCGGGGAGACCTAACAGAAGAGGAGGCCCTGGACATCCTCGATCGATGCCATCACGCCACCTTCGAATAGGCCATCTCGGTGCCCTCGATTGATTCCACTCAGCCCATACGGTATCAATGCGAACCATTGCGGATGTCATTGCGAACTCTCAGGTTTTCTTAAGTTTCCATGACATCCCTTGGTATCACTGGGATATCACTCATCAAGGTCCATTCATATGGCCAAATCGTATCCACCGATACTTGCCATTATCAATTCCACTCGGCATATTGTGTTCATCGGGGAGGCAACGAACCGACAACCTTGACAACTGCATAGGT